CTTCTTTCTTTTCTTCTTTTGGTTGGTAATATATGGTTTCTATACCAACGCCCCAAGCTAATAAATACAAAGAACCATCACTTGTTAAAAAAGTAACATTTTCTCCTGTCTGTTCTTGCAGAAGGTGTGCGGCCGCGAGTATGCGGTGGTCATTAATATTACTTAATGTGGGATGATGTTTGATGAAAGAGTCTATTTTTCTTTGAGAAGGACTGAAACTTTCATATTTTATGTTAAAAAGAATATCTCGAACGAGTTGCCGCGCGAGATATTTAGTATGTTCATCTTTTAATGAACTAGTTTTAATATTTTCTAATTCACTAATTACTAAAGGACTTATCCAAATTTTTTCATAGTCTTTTGAGCATTCATTTAATAATGCTGATGTATCTGCGAAATATAACACACTATCACGCCCCAATAATTTCATCTATTAGACCATATTTTAGCATTTCTTCAGCAGTAAGATACCACTGTTTTCTATGATGTGCGGCATAGAGTTCTTCAGAAATGTTAGTATTTTTAACTACATAATCGCGAATTTTATTGTCTACTGCACGATTAAAATCAATAACATCATCTACTGAAGTAGATTCGCCGCCAACATAGGTTTGGCCACTATGGAATAAAGCAAATGAAAATGGGTATGCCTTTTTAGTGATATTGGGATTGTTGTTCCCAGAACATAAGATAATAGTTCCCATACTACATGAATAAGATGGCACAATAATTTCTAATGGATGCTTATAATTATCTATTACATTACATAACATTAAACCATCTGCCACAGAGCCACCTGGAGTATTTAAAATTAATGTAATTGGGCTCTTATCTTCATCATTTTCAAAATCTTTTAAAGGAAGAACAACCGTTTCTAAAATACTTTCATCAATTTCAGAATTTAAAATGATTGTTCTTTTATTTAAAAGCTGATTAAAATATTGATACATTACTGGGTCTAATGTACTAACGTCATTAGCAAATCCCAAAAATTCTAGGTCGTTCATTTAATCCTCCTCGTTGTCGGAGGGACAACTTTTTATTTTTATATTAAGAAAGAATTTTTGATAAAGTGCAATCTTTAGGATCAATATCATTCTTTCTAATACTCTTTATATAAGGGTGGCGAATTGAGATACCAGTTCCATCACTTTCCGCTTGTGCGGTGGAAACCATCATTCCGCCAATAGTTAGTGGACACATATACCATTCGTCAAAGTTATCACGAAGTTCGGCTTTAAAATCTTCAGTGAGTCCAGCAACCTTACATAGAGGAATGATATTACCATTATCATCATATACGCTTGTATAAATTGCGCCGGGCCATCCATAGAAATAGCCTTTTGATACCGGCCGAATAGCTCTACCATCACGGTATTCACCATACAGTTCGCCAGTTAACTTTTCGCCGCTGCGTTCATCTTCCCATAGATTCCAAGAACCAATATCTTTACCTGTGTAATCTCGCACAGCTGGTTCAACACCGGTAATGAAGCAATCAACATCTGCGGAAATTTCTTGCTTTACTTTGCACGTTTCCCAAGCTGAAGGGCCTCGTTTTCCTGGAATATAAATGGAAGAACGCTTATAACATACAGCACCCTCACCACCATCGGCAAAAATATTATTTAAATCATCAAAGAAATCTTCATCCATATAATGATAATCTATTCCTGTGACTAATGGGCTATTAATCATTTTAACTACTTTAGGAATAAGTTTTACTCGCTCTTCTACTGGAGTATTCATTAATTCTTCTCCATTAAGAGCAAGTACATCAAAAATACGCCATTCTAACTTTTTATCTTTTTGGCGTGCAAGTGCTTTCGGATCTAAACAGCGAAGAATTGAGCCAACATCTTTGTCGATACCGCCGGGTAAATAAACTTCGCCAAGTATCACTGTAGTGTCAGTAAACGCATTTATAACATCATTCCAAAAGAAAACTTTATTTTGTATTTCACCATAAGTACCAGTTTTCTTACTAATGCCGCGAGTTTGGAGAGCATTACGGTCTGGTGTAATGACAGCACGGGACCAATTACCATCGTACTTGCGGCTCCAAATGTATTGACCACTCGCGATCATTTGTTCAAGATGTTGACGTTTAACTTCTGGCGTCATAGAACTAGTAGGCGCCCAATATCGCATAGGTTCGCTAGTAAAATAATCCATTCTACTTTTCTCCTTTCTTTTAAATTATATCACATATTTTCAAAATAATCAAGTGCTAGTTTAGCATTTTCACGCAAATCTTCTAAACTGCCATTATTATAAATGATATAATCAAAAGTTTTGTGATCTAATTCAGTTTCGCTTACATGCTTTAATTGCTGTTCTGTCATATTAGGATTTTTATATCCAGGTCTTTCTACTCTTAATGTGTAATAGTTTCCTATTTCCATATTAATACAGTATTCTTCTGAATTGAAACGCCAATCAGGAATTAGAGCTACAGTAAAGTCATGATTTGCCGCAATAAATTTAGCTATGATATTTCCCCAATAATGGTTATCATAAGTTCGCATCATTTCGGTGCCGATATATTGAAGTAGACTTCTTCCAGCTTCGTCTTTTTCTCCATTCCAATTATAATATTCGCGTGCAAACCATTTTACGGGATCTCCAAATTTAATAATTAAAACTTTTTCTCCTTGTTTTTCAAGTTCTTCTTTCATTAATTGTGCCACTGTATCTTTTCCGTGGCCCGCTTTTCCACTAATTAGAATCGTCTTCATTTTTCAATTGCTCCATTTTAAGATGAAAATAAAAATCAATAAAATCCTGTTCGTTATCGGGTCGTTCTTTAGCAAAGGCGGCGATTAATTCGGCGCAGTCTTTTAAATCCATTGAATCAACAGCAATATCAATTATGCGTGCGATTTCTTGTTTAATAATTATAGGTATATCCGTAAATAATTCAATCATTTTTTTTCTCCTTATTTTGTTTGGATAAAAAGTCAAAGAAAGCTTGAACTTCTTCTTTTGTTTCTAATTTTAATTGATATTTAGGGATTGGAGCCTGCCGCTCATCATTGTCAGGCATTTCAAAAATATAATACTTTTCTGGTTCATAATATTCATCTTCTGGTTTGCCTGAATAAGAAACACGGCTACATAAACATTTTCCAGTTTTAATACTTATTGTTTTTGTAGCAATATGATTATTGCCTATTTCTACTATTTCGGTTTTGCGGCAATCAGGCTTAATTTGTTCTACGAATCCAACATAGTCTGAGCGCAAAACTTCGTAAATACTATTATTCATCTTTATTACCTCGCCAATGTATCTTTAGTGTTTCAGCTTCAAGTTGTGCTAGTTTATCGCATTGTTCATTCCAATATACACCAGCATGACCTTCTACTTTGCGGAAATCATACCAAAAATTATCGAAAAATGGAATAATTTCTATCCACAAATCTTGATTTGCTACTGGTTGTTTTTTAGAATTTTGCCAGCCATTTGTGCGCCAATTGTTATACCATTCTTGATTATAACAATTAATAGCATAAGCTGAATCACTATAGATAATTACTTTTTCTCCTTTTTGACGGATACCCTGCGCATATCTGAGCGCTTCAAGAATTGCTTGTAATTCCATACGTTGGTTGGTTGTCATTGGAACACTTCCTGATTTATGATAAAAATCATTACCTTCGCGTAAAGCATAAAAAGCCCACCCACCAAAAGTGGACTGCTGGCCAATCTTTTTAAGTGCGCCATCAGTATAGATTTCAAGAGATATTAATTTTTCTTTACTTCGTCTCTCCACAGAATATCCTCCTTGTGTTCTTTATATTATTATACAATAAAATAAAAAAAAAGTCAAGAAAGAGGCATTAAGCCTCTTCCTCGACCTTTAGTTCTGGTAAGCCAGCAACGCTTGTTAGCAAGCTAAGAACACCAGCTAGAACAGAAGCAGAAGCTACCATTACCCAGTTTACTTCTGATAATACAGCACTAGTACCTATTGTTGCTACTGCTGTTTGGGCTACTGTCTTTAGGGCGCGAACACCTGCGGCCGCGAGCCACTTTTTAAAATTAGTCATCTGAAATTCCCTCCCTATTTTCTAAGAAATCATTTTTACGAGTTCTTTCGGCATATAGGTCTTTTATATATTCATATTCTACTTCAAATTCACCATTGGTGTCTTTGGTTTCCTGAAGCAGTTTAATATATTTTTTATTTAGCTTATCTATATGTCTAAACTCATCCTTAGTGTGTTTTCTACCATTATGGCATGAATTGGCAAAGTCTAAAATTTCCCAGCGTATTCTATCTTTTTCATTATCACGGACTTCATCTGTGATTTCATCTAATTTTTTTGTTATGTCGCCAGTTAAAGCATTGCCAAGCCATTTGAATATAGCAGATAACGGATTAATTTTGATGGGAGTAAATTCAATGAATAAGGAAGCCACGACTACGATTTGCCATAGATTGCGGCCTACCCACTCCCATGCTTGTTGGGCGGTTCCCATTGGTCTTCCCCTCCATAAGAAAGATGAAATGAAAATCATTTCTCATAGGATATGTAATATATATAAAGAAATGATTGAATAAAATGTACTTTATGGCGCAATATTAGTCATAGCCTGTTCTATTTTTTCTAGAATATCTAAAAAACCAGCTAAAAAGGTTAATTGTAATTGTATCGAAGAGACATTAGCAGATACTGTATGCCCCCAGTCATGTGGCCCACCCACGACGCCATCTTTAGATGTAACCATATTATCTTCTGAAACATTATTAATAATATGAAGTCTTGACCCATTAGATAGACTTGATAAATGTATAGTGCTATTTAATATTTCCTGTCCTTTTGCTAAACTATTATATGTTAATTCTAAAATAAAAGATGCTGGGAAATAAAAACCATTTAAAATATATAAGTGTAATGCTTTATTACTTGCAGTTTGTATATTATTATAAGCTTGAGTTTTAATATATTCTGCCTGTTGACCGGCATCATCAAATAATAACATTACAGCAAAAGAAGAAAAAAAATCTTCTAAAATATTTTTTAATACTTCTCCACCGACTGTTCCTTTAGAACAGTTATATATAGCGAGCATTAGCCATTGATAATCCGGTAAAGTTATTCCTCCATAACTCATCATATCTAATAAATTATTTATTTGATGTTCTAAACTGCCGCCTAATGATCCGCCAAAAAAACCCAAGTCATTATCATATTTATCATATTCTTTTATTGTAGTACTTATTTTAAATGTATTTTTTAAATCATTTAGAATTGAATTTATTTCATCAACAGTTTTTCCTTCTTGTTCTAACTGTTTTTTTAAATTTTTATA